TTCCAATACCAGTCCATACTCCTGATGCGTTATTAGTATTTCCTTGGACTCGCAATGCATAAGCGTTGTCATCCGTGGAATCTATATGCAACTTAGCCGTCGGACCCGTCGTCCCAATGCCTACTCTATCATTGGCCGCATCAACGAACAGCGTGTTGGTGTCTACATTTATTCCGGATAAAAATCTCACGCTCATAGCTTCTTTATTTTATACAAAAATACGATAAATAGAAAGGGAGGCATAACAGCCTCCCCCACCATAATAAATAAGATTCATTAAGATACAATCTTAAGGAGAACTCTAAACTGGTTAGCAGTAGGAGCAACAGCAAAGACTAATGTCGCGGTGTTAATAGTTGTTCTCGCCGTATCACAGTACACAGTGTCATAGGTAGCGTTATCGTACAACTGAATTACCAGGTCGCGCGTAGCCAAGTTATGAGTGATAACATATGTAGTTGAAGAACCATCACCTACGTCAACAGCAGCGCCGTCTCCATCAATGATAGCATTAACAGCCGCCGTGAAGTCGGTTACCTGTGATGCCGTAATAGCAATACTCTGAGCGGTTCGTGCTGTAACACGTCCCTTGATGTCTGTTGTGATACTTAAAGACTCAGAGGCTGAACCTACACTACCGGCGCCACCACCTAGTGTGGTTAGGCTTACCGCTCCTGCCGCAACACTAAGGCCACCAGCAGTAGGGAAGTTTGCAATACCCTGAATGGTGTCAGTGGCAACGTCAATGTTCTTGTTAATCTCAGTCCAGTCTGCCTCCGTGGTGGGGGTATTAACGTTGGAAATGATTAAATCACCAACCTCTAAAGTTGTTGTGAAAAATCCTGCACCATCACCTGCAACAGTAACAGCATAGGTCCAACCCTGAAGTACACCAGTAGATGGAGGTGCAACACTCGCATCATATCCACCCTGGTAGATAAGAGCGCCTGAGCCTGCAAGCGTGGTGTCTACGTAGTTTTTAGTAGCAGCATCCTGTGCGGCGGTTGGGTCCTGAACTGCTACTAGTTTATGAGTACCAATACTTACGTCTCCCGTTGGAGCACTCCACGAATTAAGTGTGAAGTCTCTTACGATTCTCTTTCCCTGTACGTTCCCGCTGTTAAACAAGCCGACGATGTAGTCAGCGGCAGGGACAATTGTCTGGGTGCTAACAGTGAGCTCAGTGAGGTCAAGGGTGAGGGTTGCTGAAGCACCCAAGGCGACAGAGCCACCACCAGATAGACCAACACCTGCGGTGATGGTTAGGCTTGAGTTTGTAAGTGAGGAATTCGGAATAGCTCCAAGCTGAAGCGTGGTTCCGCTAATGTTAATTCCAGAGGCCGTGCTTGCAGTAAGCCAAGCAGAGGCTGCCGCGCTATCGTCCCAGAAGAATATTCTATCAGCGTTAGGGTCAACAAGGTCCTGAAGGCCAAGGTGAAACAACTGCACGTCGTCAGCGTTTACCTTAATACCCGTGCCCTGTCCTACGTTGATAGTTACATCACGTGTTCCTGACTGAGTTAAACCAGCACCCGCCGTTACGCTTCGTATGTCTCCACCTACGTCAACCCACGTCGTGCCATCCCAAAAGTAGATGGACTTATCTCCAGCGGAGGAGTCGTAATAAATTTGACCCTCGGCAGGAGCAGAAGGTGCAGACGCAAGGTTCTGAATAACAGCATTCTGTAACTCTGTCTTGTTGAGGTCAAGAGCTGCTGAAGCGAAAATCTTAGATAGATACTTAATAGCCATAGTTTAGTTGAAAAAGGCCGAGCCACTAAAGGACCCAGCAAAGGTTAGAGTTACTTGATTTAAAGAGTCGTATACCACCTCGCCAAAAACAACTTCATCAGCTGAATCAACAACGGTTGATGATGGATACTTATTTAGGTTATGCGAGACAACCCAAACAGCAGAAGGGGTGACCTGCGTATATACATAGTTGGCATCTAATGTTACGCCACCAATTATTCCGGTAACGGTAACACTGTTAGCCTTTTGTGTGGCTACTATTGTCGTCCCAGCGGCCTCGGTTACGCTGACGGTATTGCCTGTCTGCTTTACAACTATTTGGCTCATTCTACAACATCTTCATTAACGGTGAATGTTCCATATAGCCAAGTCTTTACAACGCCTGCGTTGGTGCTTTGAAGTCCATAGATGTATGTCCCTGCGGGAATTGTTAGCATCGTGCTGGATGTTGCAGTAACGAAAAGAGTTCCTGTGCTGTTGCCATCGTAACTAAAATCATTATAATCAAGAACTGGGTTGGCAGAGCTTTCATTTTCAGAGACCTCCATCTTCCAGGTGTATGTTGTCAAATCAAGTGGCACTCCGGTAGGACCCGTAAAGGTTACCTCAATAGAAAACGTATCTCCCCTGCGGCAGATAATGTCTACTCGCTGGGCGTTGTCTAGATTTACTGTATTTGTTGTGCAGGATGCCATAGTGCAAATTTATTGATTTGTTAACGCCGCTACGATGCCGACATCCAAAGGTGGTCGTTCACCCTTGCGCTGTGCAATTAATTTGCTTTGAGCCACGGCCTGCTTGTTTATTCTCGCATCCTTCCTGTTCTCGGACTCTTGCTCTGCCATCTGGCGAACACCGCTTTCTATCTGCTGCTCCGTGACTCCGTACTGACCTTTCATCTGCTCTATCTGCATCTTGAATCCGTACTCCATCTCAAGTAGCTGCGCTTTAATCTGTCCTTCTAGTTGCATGCGCTGTGCCTCAAGTTGAGATTCAACCTGCTTCTTCTGTATGTCTGATTGCATTGCTACCTGTGACGATTGGGTATTTGCCTGCATCTGCATCTGTGAGTTCTGCATAGCGATATCTTGCTGTTGCTTCATGCGCTTCTTGCGCCTAACAACGAGCAAGCGCTCTGCCTGCTCAACGTCTTTAATCTGTCGGATAGCAATAGCATCCTCAAGGTCAATCTCTCTTTGAGAAAGGGCAATCTGAATGTTCTGCTCAAGGTATGCCTTGTCCATCTCATTCATCTCTGTAACTACCACAACACCAAAGTTGTACATCCCTAGGTTATCAAAAGAAGTAAGGACCGCCATGTTTGTTTCTCCAATGGCGTTTGTGTATATTCTATACAGCACACTCTCCTTTGGGATGATTTGCAAACAGCGAACGATATCATCACATACCTTCTTGTATAGAACTTGAGATGCATGTGTGATGTCATAGATGGCATTATTACCTGCCTGGATAGCCTGCTCTCTAACTCCAACAAGCGCATCGCCCTTTGGAGAGGTTCCATCCATCACCTCATTGATTCCTGTTGCATCACGAATCATTCGCATGTAGTGATTATACAATCCAACCAACTCTTCAATGTTTCGTATTCTGTTTCCTATTTCACGAATAGGGGGATTCTGGAATCCTCCCTCTGGATTTTTTGAGCGATAGTAAAAGATACCTGTCTGCTCATATATGTCTTGAATCTCTAGGGGCTGAAGTTCTCCACCGCGTCCAAGCTGTACATTCTCAAGACCTTCAATGTCAATGATAAGACCGTCAGGCTTTGCTTTAGCTATGGACTGCTGAAGCTTGAGGTGTGTAATTTGAAGCATGTCAGCGAATCCAATAACAGAAGACACCATTGACTTAGGAATCATTCCTCGGATGTTTGTCGCTACAATGCTATACGATAGACGGGCACGGCTGATGTCATGCACGTTCTTCGGTAGGTTCTTCTTTGGTCCGTAGTTAAATAAGAATTCCGTTCCTATGATATAACTTCCTCCGTATACTGTTGCGTTCTTCATGTATACAGCTTCTCTGTTGTATACAGATTGCTGAGGGGCGTTGTATTCATTTCCCTTATAGTAGAAACCGATGTTACCGTATGCTGACTCTTTCTTTTCAAAGATGATATCATCAACAGACATGAACTCAAAGTCCATAACCTCAATCTTATATTGGTCATAGCCCTGGCGATAGCGTGTTCCTGGGCGACCATAACTATTATTCTCTACAGAGAATTGGTCTGGCTGGTTGCCATACTTATTCATCACCGTCTTTGCTAGCTGCTCATACTGAGTTTCGGTAAACTGGTCGCCGGCAATTCTCTTTAACTCCATGATTGTTATATACCGAAAGTGTCCAGCATATGTAATCTCTGTAAAGTTGGGGTCGTCAGTATAGTTATGTATAAACTGCTTTGGGTCTACGTACTCTTCTTTGATTCCGTAGTTAGGGTCATTGGTCCTACGAGCTACAGCCATTCCAAGTACAGCGACATCCTCAACGCAACGACGATAGATTGAATCATTGAAGTCGTTCCACTTGAGCGTCATCTCTGTTCCTATCTGTGCAGCAATCTCTGCATCGGTCTTGATGTTTGTGTCAAGAAATATTTCCGTCTCCTCTGGTGTGTCCGGAAGTGAATCCGGGTCCACGTCTACTTCCAAGCCAAGAGACTGCGCCTCCGCAATCATGTCGCGGTTTTGAATCCTTAGAATTGTAGAGTTTTTCTTTTGGTCTTTCTCTGTGCGAGAGACGGGGTCAATGGCTTCTATCTGTGGATATGGCTCGCGCGAAAGAATCTTGTTTACAACAATCTTAACGAACTTAGGTACAATAGGTACCGGTGTATAGTCAAGCGTAAGCAGGGTGCCATCGCCATTACTATTATCAAGAGAGCTTAGAATCTGACGGTAGATAGAAGTATCTTGCGTCCCTTGTGCGTAGTCCCGACAGCGTTCAAATTCGCTGTTGCGTTTTCCGTAAAGAGAGTTTTCATAGTCGCTACCTACCCATTGGGCAAACATTGCCTTCGCGTATTGCAAGCCATATGGCTGGGATACTTTTTCCTCAACCCCTGATAGGGGGTCTGGAAAGGATGTCTGTCCCTTAATGTATTGATTGTCCATACTTAAGTTAGGCTATTACCAGCAAATATACTTCATATTATTATCGCAGAATTATCTGACCCTTCCTAAAGAACTTCTTAGCATTAAAGTCTACTCTTTCTTTTTCTGCCTTATGACCCTGCGATGCTAGCAATGCTAATCCACTTGATATAGATAAGTCAAACTTTGTTCTATCGTCAACTTTGAAGTTAACCCAGTCTTCAAGTGTTCTTTCAAAATACATTTTACCATTCTCAAGGGTGTCCTCATTAAGTCCTACATGTGCATGTATATACGCCTCTATAGCTTGAGCATGTGCTTGTATTACATCTTGAGAGTTTGATGGTATACCTTTTGTCTTTGTCTTTGCTCCGAACCCAGAGCCAAGATGTTCTGGTCTATTCATTAACCACGAATCGTAACCCCTTGATTCAAAGTGTCTTGCGATTCCATATTTGTTATTCTCAATAAGTATTGGATACCCATAGAACTTTGCCGCCATAAGAACATCCTCATAAAATATTTTAGCAAGGGGTGGCCTTGATGCGTACTCAGCAACGAACATATTAGAGGGGTGCGCCATGTTAAACTTATTGTAAAGATGACATGCGCCCTTGGAGCCCCTGCCGTCAACGGTAGCATCAATGTCATATGAGTCAACACCACCGCAGCCTAGCCAGTCGTTCTCCGGTCTATTCTTATTCCTTAACTCAGCAGGAGGCAGCCATGCTACCCTCCACCTACCGTTTGGGTCTGGACTGAAAAGAACTTCTTTATCGCTTATGCCGTCCTTCCAAACAAAGTTACCGATGACAATCGGCGAAGGGAATAGCTCTTGGTTGTATTGAATCTGCTCATATATCTTCTGCACGTTGAACAGAGAAGCCTTAGCGCTATCTCGGAATGCCTCTGCTATTGTAAATGGAAACTGACGTATGACTTCATTGAGTTCATACGAATCCCCAACAAGGGCCTTGCGCTCGTTTTTAAGGAACGTTTTAGCCCCTCCGTGTATGAGGACACCATCGAGACCAAGTACTGGAATGTCGGGGTCGTCTACTATCGGCATCCCATGTTTATCAAAGAACCCCTCTAGCGCGTCATGTGCTGAAATAAATATTGAATACAGTCCGCTCTTAGTCCTTCCGTTTTCGTTTCTATCTGTTGGGTTGCTTGAATGGTAGAGGTCGCGGTATTGCCTACCGCCTTTATCAAGTGGGTTCACCGTGCTACCGACAAGCGCCTTCCCTATGATACTTCTACCTACGAGTAAGCACGTTCTATGGATACGCCATGACTCTCTTATGTCTGCGGGCTTATCCCACTTCCCCGCCTCATCGAGATATAAGACATGAAGCTTCTCTCCGTCGTATGCGTTGTTGGTTGTGTTCTTCCAGTTGATAACAGTGTTTAATGCTTCTCCTTTATTAGAAGTCTTATTCTTCTTAGTGATTCTTTTTGATGGCTCCCTAAATGCCAACTCCATCCTTGGGTTGGTTGTTCCATCTTGGATTGGCTTAAAAAAGAATGGTAGTGATTTATATATTGGAACTATCTTCTTCATGAAGATGTTCTCCTGTGCATCTGTCCCTGTCTTTGACATCACACCGAGAAGCTTCTCCTTTACTTGTGTAGCCTCGTTCACAAGGACAGAGGCTGACATATTCGTATATCCCGAACGACGGCACTTTACATATATCTGCCCTAGGCATCGTGGGTCTGAGTTACAGGCTTCAAGATGTACGTAAAGGGTTCGCTGGAAATCCAAGTAGTCTGGGTAACCCACGTCAATCTTGGACCACTGCAGGAAGAAATAATGGTTCCCGGTGATATACGTTGGGACTCCGTTGTTATAAAACCAAATGCCTTGTCTTCGTCTTTCATATTCTTTACTAATATAGTCAGTATATTTCTTCCTAAAGTTCTCTGGCATAAGTAGCCATTCTTCCATTGACCTTATCTTCGATATCTCTTCTGGAAGTTCGTGTCTAATCCACCGCTGTTCTGATTTTGGGCGGTCATGGAAAAGGATGTTCTTCTTGGGTGGGGTTTTAGGAAGTTGAATCTGAAGTTCAGCCAGTTCAATGACATCGCCCTGTGTATTCTCAGGGCATATGTTCACTACGAACTCTTCTTCTATTTCAACTAGTCCAGACATCTATTGGTCCCAATATATAAATACCCATCCACTATTTTGAGAATTGCTCTGCGAATCCTCCTGTGTAGTCTCGTTCTTCTTTAAGTTCACCATTACCTTTGAGTGTTTTGATTAGTTGTTCTAAGCGTTCCCTTTCTACAATAAGCTCCTTCGCATCTACGGCAGTCTGCTTTATAGCCTGAAGTTCCGCCTTGCGTTGAGAGCCACTAAGTTCCTGGTCTACAGGCTTTTGTATTTCATATATCATGTTCTCTATAGCTATCTGCATAGCTTCCATCAGGCGCACTGCTGTGCTGACGTTGTCATACTTCTTCGTGGACCTTTGCATATATGTGTTGTAAGTAAACTCTATATAATTTCTCTCCGTTGATTTCCATAACATAGTCAGCGTTCTTCATAAAGAAAACCTTATCTCCTTCATGTAGTCCTAGTTCTTCTAATTTCTTTGAACCATAACGAACATATCCAAACTGATTAAACTCTGGCTTCTTCTGAGGCATGAGTTCTATAATGCTACTCTTTAGTTCCGGCTCCTGCTCCGCTGGAGTAAGGAATATCCATTCACCTAGAAGCCTGACATCACCTGTCCTCTTGCTCTTGTGTGCGTATGCCTGACAGAAGAATGGGTCATTACCTCCATCATACATAACATAGTATAGGTCTTTATATCCTCCGAGATATTGACCGCGCTCTTTGTTTTCATTCAAGCCCTTCTCTTTCATTGTAAGGTGTGCACCTCCAAGTATAACATGGTGATGGAAGTAAAGAGTATCTCCTTCTTCTACGCCTGTATTAAACTTCAACGGGGTTCCTACAACCTCTCCCTCCATGGCTCTGTTTTCAAACTCATTGAAGCGAGTGTCAAGGTACATCTCTTGGTCGCCGACCTTTATTGTATCCTTAACGGTCTTAGGAACTTTTACTACAAAGTACCTGATGGGTTTCATTCAAATTCGCAATCATGTTCAATTAAGCACGGCATGTCGTCAACGGTCTTCCAGAGCATGATACCCTTTTCATCGTTGAATATATACACAAGGTAGCGCCGAATACCGTACTTAGCAAATGTCCTTTCATCAAGAATGATTGAATCCACTACAGCGTCACCAGCGCGTTGCCCAACGAAGTACGCCATAGCGTCCTTTGGGTTTTGTCCGATTATAATTTTTCTAATTAATTCCATTATATATTATTAAAGGTTAATAGTAACTAACTACCGCATGCCTCACAGTCCTCTGGACCATCTAAAGAACAAGTAGAATTAACTGGAAGTTCTTCTAAATCATTTAGCCAGGACCCGAAGTCTATGTCGTTTGTTTCGTTCATTGTGGATTAGTTTAGGTTTAGCCAGTAGTCTATTCCGCTAGTGTCTTCATTTGGCCTTCCGTTGAGTTCATCATAGCAATTATAGATAGCTGTTGTCATTATATCTATCTCTTCTTCGCCCTCTGCTTGGTAGCCCGCCATAAATTCATAGTTACTTTCTTCTTCATCGCCTACGGTTAGGCCGAAGCAATAGGTGGCCATAAAATCATTGCGTGCGCCGAAGTCATTGACAATGTCAACCAGTTCGTCCATCTTGTCTTTCAATAAGATAAACATCTCTACGCGCTCTCTCTTGGTCATTAGAAGTTACTATTCGGAGACCCTAAGTTAGTTACTGTGACTGTAGAATTAGTGGTGCAAATTGGGCCAGAGCTTGGCGATAGTATATTAACTTTAAATATCTCACCTGCAGCACAATAGATAACTTTACTAATGTTTGCGGTATATGTTCCAGCAGCAAAAGCTCTGATGGAGGCAATCTCTACAACTGAACCACTCTCCCTAATCACCTGGATGGTAACAGAATTTGAGCCAGCGCTAGCCGTGAATTCAAGAGACACATCAAATAGGTATTGAGATGAAGCATTAACCTGTATGGCGTCGCGAGGATTAACGTAGCTAACAAACTGAAGGTCAGATGATGCTGTTCCAAATGTTAAAGAGGAACCTGAAAGAGTGGTGTCGCCTGTCGCTGTGCTGTCGCCGTATATCTCGGCAAATGGAACATCAGTACCTTCTACTGTGAGGGTTACGTTAGCCTGAAGACGTCCAACAAGAATTGGCTGCTGAAAAGAAACAGCGCTGCCAACATAGTCAGCAAGTTCCTGAGATGTGATTGACTTATAAGATGAATCAGATTCATCCCAAATCAAAAGCATATCGTTATTCGCCACAAAGGAACCCCCTAATGGTGAGAGGTTATCTGGGTCATCAAGACCAACAGTACTTCCTGTTGCAACGATTGGAGAGTTGGCCGTGATAGAGGC